TGAACTCGGAGGCTCGAACCTTGTAACGGTATGAAATTCGCCAACTATACCTTGTTTTGTTATTTCATTATCTAATATTTGAATATAATTAACAGCCGCTGTAATTTGACTACTTGCTATACCTAATCTAACTTCGCAAATTTTTACAGTTATGTCGCAATCATTTAGCACAGGAGGCATTAACAACTCATAATTTAGTATAGAATCAATATTTTTTTTAGCCCTTATTTTAACTCTTATAAAACTATCAGTTAACGTCCATTCATTATTATTATTTAAATAATACCCATCGGAAGTAATTATTTTTATAATAAATTGAACATCAGTAAATGCTGGTGTTACCTCAGCCCCTATTTTTCTTGCTGTTACTTGTGTTCTAAAAGTTAAAATAGCATCTGCAAGTGCGTTGAATGAAGTTGCAGTAAGCACATCTATTGCTCCAGAGCCTTCTTTAACAATCATTTTCAAACCTGACGTACTTAAAGCATCGTTAATGATAATAATTTTTGAAGTTGGCAAAGCTGGGTTTGTTGTCCAATCAGTAAAAATCATATCTGTATCATGATTTAAATTTGGATTTAAAACAAACCCATCTAAAAAACCATATTGATAATTTAAACGATATGCAGAAATTGCGCCTTTAACTTCTATTTGCTGATTTGCGTCACAATGATGTGGATAAAAATTATTTATTTGACTACCTAAAGAAGTATTTAAATTCTTAAGAAATGAAATGTTTGTAGTTTGATTTATAAACGTAGTAAAACCGTTTAATTCTAAGTCATTAGGTCTATAAATCCACCATTGCCCATCTTGTTGAGTAATTACACCCGAGAATAGATTTAACATAGAAGTTAATACCTCATTGCAATCCATTAAAACAATATCATCTTTATTTTTAATAAAACGGTCTGAGTTTACATAAACATCTTTTAAAATATTCGTTCCCGCATAATCAATATATTCTATTTCAGTACTCGTGTTTATAACCATCGATAAGCGAGTTCTATCTAAACACGCTTTAATAACATCATAAATAGACATCTTTCCTGTAAATCTTAATCCATTTGTTTGAACAAAAGATAAATCTTTCAACAAGCCTAAACCATCAACACTTTCAACATTTACAAGCCATTCGTCATTAACATAACTTTGTTGCATTCCATCGGGTTTAATATAGCCCTCAAATATAATTTGATTGTTTTTTAGCAATTCAGTTTTATAGAAAAACTCACCATTCAATAAAAATTCATCAAAAGTAACTATTTGATTTGCCTCTAAAGAAATATCTAAACCAGTTCCCCTTATTGGTGATAAAATACTATCAACCCCAGATTTAACAAGCGTAAAACTTCCAAATATTTCAGAAGATAATCCTAAATAATTTGTTTTATAAATATTCAAAATATAATTATCAAAATACATGTAATAAATTAAATTTTGAAATGATGGTTCAACTTCAGCAGTCGAAATTAACAAACTTGCATTTATATCAGGATAAATAGTAACTACCGCATCGTCAGCATTGATTAATACTTCAATAGTAAATCCAACTATATTATAACTTATTAAATCGTTATAATAATTATCTCTTAAAAAGTTTAAAGTTATTTGTAAAGTATCATTAAAATCAACTCCAATAGGCATTTGATAATCTAGCGTTGGAGTTGCCCCGTTTGGAATAAAATTAATTTTACAATCATTTGAACCATTGGAATAGTATAAATCAAAACCGCCGATTTGAATTTCATATAAAAAACCGTAACCGCTTGTTATTGGTTGGTCTATAAATTCTATTATTATTTTCTTTGCCATAATTTTATAATCCTAATTGACCGCCTAAACGTCTATTTGCATTTAATGTATTACTCAAAACTCCTATTAATTTTTGACCTGCTATTTCAAAAACAACAGTGCCACCGTTATTGCCACCGCCTGAAAAACCGCTACTTGTGAAACTTTGATTATTTGCGCCAGACCCCGAACTTGAAGAAGCACTACCACCGCCTCCAACACTGCCACCGATGCTACTAGATTTTGAACTAAAAAACGAACCTAAAGCTATTAAAGCTACACCCGCTCCAATTGCAACCGCTGGATTAAGTGATTTTAAAGCTGTTTTAATAGCTAAAAGCCCAACGCCAACTTGTATAGCCATTTTTCCCATATCGGTTAATAAACCTCCTAGCGAACTCAACAAAGAGCCTCCAATAGCTTTTAATACGTTTCCACCAGATGCTAAAGCGTTCCCTATTGCATTTCCTATTCCTGCAAAGGTATCAACTAAAGCACCTGATATAATCTCACCAGCTTTAGTATTAAAATCCATTAAGGCTTGTGTCATAGCAACTAAAGAAGCGCTAACTTCTTCTGGTAACATAGCTAAAGACGCTTTTATAGTATTAGGTAATTCTTTTACCTTACCTCCTAAAGCGTCTATTTGACCGTTAAAAACTGCAATAGTATTTACATCTACTACAGGAGCTGATACCATAGGTAATAAAGCTTGTACTTGTGGAGTTACAAAAGTTTTCTTAGGTTTTACCTTTTTAGCTTCATTATCACCAAAGAAATTAAACTTAAATTGTTTTGATATTTTTGCAGCATCATCTTGAAATTTTTTAAATATTGAAATGTTTATTTTAGCCGCATCTTCATTTAATTTAATTTCTTCTTGTTGTCTATTTTTTTGCTTTTGCGCTAAATCTTTTTGCTTTTGATCATACTGCTCTTTACTTCTTGTTTGCGTTAAATCAGCGTCTAAAAAAGCACTTGTAAATTCTTCTAACTTTTTAACTCTTGACCGCTCTGCATCTAATAAGTTTTTAGCCGCTGCTTCGGCTGCTATATTAGCTGCCGCTTTATAAATTGTCATTTGAATATAAGCATCGCCATTTTTTATTAACGATTTTTCAGCTTCTTCAATAGACTTTACTAAACCTGTGGTTTTACCGATAGTTTCGTTATAGTGTTCTACAACCTTATCTTTATTTAAAAAACCTTCTTTAGCTAACTTAATTTCATTAGTTAACGTATTTACATTATTAACAGCTTCAATAACGCTTGGAGCTTTAAACGCTTCGTCATTAACAGATTTTAAAGACTGTTTATAAGCATCTGTTTTACCCGTTAAATTATCTAAAACATCCTGCAAACTTAACCCTGATTGACTTAATAAAGTCAAACCAGTTGTAAGAAGTGAAACACCTAACAATATCCCTCCCGTACCCGCTAAAGATGAAGCCAACGCCTTTAATGCGCCACCTGTTGAACCCGTACTTTGTTTAAGATAAGAAAACGCCTCAGCAGTTGCGGTGATGTTATTACCTATACCTATAATTCCATAAGGTGCGTCTTGTGCAATACGTGAAAACTGCATTAAAGCATTCCCACCGTTTGCAACCTTTGGCGCCATTCCAGTAAAAGAAGCACCAGTATCTTTTAAGGTTGTTTTTAAAGAAGTTAATTCCTGCTTAACAGATTTGATATCTTTATTTATTTGAGTTGTATCTAAGCCAACTTTTAACTGTTCTAGTTTTACATTTGAAAGTTCTTTGATGTTAAATTCAGCTTCCTTAATTTTTTTCTTTAAGTCCTCTATATTTGCACCTATCTGTATTTCTAATTTACCTCCTGCCATTTTTTATACTCTTTAATAAACATTTCTTTTTGATAGTCAGATATACCACCGCTTTGTTTTTTGTCTTTATCTAATGGTAAAAAAGCCTGTTTTCTTTTAACCATTTTTCTTTCGTCTTGATGTGGTGCAATGTAGGTAATCCACATTAACTCACGTAACTTTTGCCAATCATATAAATCTTGTCTTTTATATGCAAAAAGCCTGATTTGAAATTCTGCCCACGTCATGCCGTACACGAAATCCAAATCAGGACATTTAAGTTCACCAAGTGCGAAGGATATCACATCTTCGCTCCAGTTTATTTGTTCATTACTTTTTTTTTAGATGTATCATTAGGCACATCTTTAGTTAATGATTGTGTAAAAGCTTTGAAAAACTCTGTAACTACTTCGCCATCCATCCCAACCTCATCAATCCAATCAGCTACATCAAAAGCATCAAACAAAGGCTTTTCATTTTTACGTATAAAACCAAATGCACACGAATGAAACATTATAAGCGGTATCCACTTAAAAGGATTTTCAGCTAGTTTAGCGTCGATTTCATTCATTGCTATATTTTCAGTTTCTAATAAGTTCCCTAAGAAACCTAAACCGAAATAGAAAGTTCTAACTTCGTTACCAATATTTAAATTTATTGATTTCATTAAGCGTTTGGATCAGTTAGTAAAACAGCACCGTCACCATCTAAAGTAAGTGAGAAAGTTGTAACCTCATCACCGCTTCCAAAAGTAGCACTTAAATCAGTAATGTAAGCATCACCAAAGTATTTTACACTATCAGAATTATCAATATCAGTGTCAATTTTCCATTGTACTAATGTTTTAGCTTGTTGCAACAAAAACAAAGCATCATGTGATTGTTTTGCAGTATCACCTCCAGCAGTAGTTGTGTCTATATATTCGCCTTCAGCATCTACTGAATAACTAAATGTGCCCGGTGTTTTCTTAACCACACCCGGAAAGCATTTTGTTTGACTTTCAATCATTGCAACGGTAGTATTTAAACCGTTTGAAGTTAAACACGCTACAGGCTTCCAAGCTGCTGTATCGTAAATGTACAAAATACCTTTTTCACCTCTTATACTCATATTTTCTATTTTTTATGATTAATTAATTTATTTTCAAAGATATAAAATTATTTATAATAATTATAAATAATTATAATTATTATTCAAGTGTTAAAACAACTCTGATAAAATTTCTATAAACTGTTTGTGTTTCGGTACTACTATCTAAATTTGAGGGAAATTCATTTCTTTGCGTCAATACATTAAATCCTGATACTTGTAAGTTTTCAATAAGTGATAAAATAGAGTTTTCCATGTCATCGTTAGCTAATCTACTACCTACATTTCCTGCACCGTTATAAATACAAACTAAATCCAAAAGAGTTGCAACCTGCCATCTGTGAGCGCATTTATTTGGGTTCAAATCTTCTTTATCTTGTGTTGAAATAATAACGTATTGCGTTGGTTTTAAATTACCAGTCACTTGTGTATCAAAACAAGGATAGGTTGAATTAACGGCATCATAAATAGCTTTACGAATGTATTTA